ATTCAACGACAAACCAGGATTTTGTGTCAGCTGCAACCGAAAACCTGGGGTCACAATATCTTTCACATTCCCCGACGGCATCTCAGCAGTTGTAGAAGCCAACTCGAAAGCGATCTGCTTAACCTCCGCAGGCAAAACATCATAGCCAGACTGGAACGTTGCAGAAGCATAAACATCACCAACCGACGGAACGTAGCCGCCCGGAATGAACCCGTAAGTGCCGCCGTAATGCCACGACAAAGTGGTTGGCACCCGCAAATAGCCCTCCTCAAACCACACATACTGGTCAGGCTCAAGGACAGTGCCACCAGAGCGGGCCGAATCAAAAACAATGACCTCAACATCATCACCGTCAGCAACAGCATCAAGATCGTCCACATCGGAACGAACATGCGTGTCCTGGGTGCCGCCCACAACAACCTCAAAAACATCAGTGACATGCAGAGAGGGCAACATGACGATGCCGGCCGAACCGATCCGCAACTTAGGGACAGTTAACGTTTCGGAAGGAAAAATGTTCCAGCCGCAATACCTGCGAATGGCCTCACCGGCCACGTTGAGGAAATACTCTTCGCTGCCAGATTTGAAAGCGGCCCAATCAGGGTCGGTGTCTGTGAGCAGAGGCTGCGCCACAACAACCCCCTACTGGGTGCGCTTCCTTGGGCCGCGCTTCTTCGGGGCCTCAAAACCGGGGGCCGGAACGAAGCTGGAGAAAGGGCTCTCGCCCTCAACCTCTTCGACCTCTTCAACCTCGGGCTCAACCTCGGCGACGTCCTCAACCTCAGGCTCAACCTCGACGGCTTCCTCAGCCTCGGCGGTTTCCTCAACCTCGACGGTCTCGACAGCCTCAACGGCCTCATGGTCGCCATCAACCTCAAAATCGACGCTGCCATTTGAGAACGCCGACTGATCCAACGTCACCTCGTCGGCATCAACCTCAACGACAGCATCCGCCGGATCGCCGCCAGTACGCGCCAACTCCCGCGCCTTATCAGCGTCACGAACAAACAACTTACCGAAAGGCGCCGCAGGCAGCCGACCAAAAATACCCATACAGCAACAATACCGTGCAAAAACCTTAAACGCTGTATCGACACAACTAAGAAGCGGCGTAACCCCACAGCGTGTGCAAATTGCTGGGAAGCGCGGGTTCGCTAACGGCCACAATCCCAAGGGTTTTGGCCGGCGGGTTTTCAAGAAAACTCAAAAGTTTTTTCACAAACTCAACAGAATGCAGCGAATACGCCAAGGGGCCGATGTTGCATCCAATACACACAAGGCCGGTAACAAGGCCAGTGTTGTGGTCGTGGTCAATGTTCCACCTGTTCGGCACCTTGTCGCAGATTGGGCACTTTCCATTTGTGGCATCCAGTAGGCGTCGGTACTCGGGCACAGTCAGCCCGTAACGCCGAATCGACCGTGACCTATACATACATGTTTTGGAACAGTATCGGCGATTCCGGTGCCCTCGAGTTGGCGTGTCGCAAAGCGGGCAGATATGACCATTAAGTTCATCGTCCGGATTTTGGAACTTTTGAGTGGAATCCTTCTGGCATGTTTTGCACCACGGAAAAATTCCGGAGAGCCGCGAAGAGTCCTTGCTGAAACTGGAAATCGGAAGAGACTTGCAGCATTTTTTGCAAACCGGATTCGGTGTTTCTCGACACGGGTCGCATGAACGATTCCTGGAACCTAAAGCAATCTCGGCGCCGCACTGGCACAGCCTTGGCTTACGGTTTTTGAGGTATTGGGCGCGGCGGGCCGCAGGCATACGCGACGGAGGGGTACGTTTCTTCGCCGCCACATACAACACATTATTTGGGCATTCAATATTTATTATGCTTGACGATTAACGTGTCGTAATGCCCAACAAAAAGCCCCCACCCTGGATCACAGGGCGGGGGCTTTTTGTTGACTAGCTCAGATTCACCAGCTGGGGGCGGTGAGACCAGAAATCTCGACCACAGACTGCGGGTAACGCGCAGCACTGAATGCGAGATAGCTGTATATCTGGAGAAGGACGGTTAGAGTCTGCGCTTTGGTCTCGGGGAGGACGCGGGCACGGATGCTCGACTCCCACAGAACCAGATCGCTGGCACGCAGGACGTAGATGACGTCCTCGTCGTTGCCTGCGCCGACGTTGATCGGGATGCCGGGATCGGTGACGACCGGGAGGCCGTGCATCTGTCCGACAACCTGCTGCGACGCAACATCCGACAGAACGCCGGCCAGGTTCATCCCGTTGTTTGCGCCCGGGAGGAACAGGGGGCGATCCGTGGTGTCGAGCAGGCTGAGGAACCAGCCCCACCGACGCGGATGCATGACGATCACCTCAGGCGGCAGGAACCGCGTGGTGTGAACGGTCTGGACGGCGTTGGCGATTGCAGAGTAGACACTCTGGATCGACAGCGGCCCGGTGACCGGCAGGGAGCCGATACCGGCGGTGGCGCTGGTGCCCAGCACCTGACCGTTGGTGCCGGTGCCGCCGATGACCTGCGAGTTGAGGCGGCTCGCGTGAGCGGCGGTCAGGTCGCGGAACACAACATCATCGAACGCGATGGGTGACTGGTCGATCAGCTGGATCGCCACGCCCTGCGCGCCCGCCACGGTACGAACCGGGGCGTTGATGAAGGTGTCGGTCAGGTCGACGTCGGTGACGGGGGTGTTGTCACCGTTCTGAACACCCACATCGGTGCCGGTCAGCAGCTTGGGGATGTTCACGCTGTCGGTTCCACCGGGCAGCGGCTGGCGCTGAACGAGGTTCGCGAACGCGCGACCCGGGCGGGCCAACTCGACGTACTGATCCATCAGCCAGGCCGGCGGAACGGCGTAGCCGCCCTGGCCCTCGACGCGGGACAGATCCCGGTACTCGAGGTACTCGGGCAGGGTCTGCACGTCCTGCGCGTGACGCATCAGGCGGTCACGGGCCTCACCGGTGGTGTCCATGTTCATTGACATGCGGATCAGGTCTTGCATGTACGAGCGGCGCGGATCACCCTTGATGTAGGTGGACTGCTCCTTGACGGACAGCACCGACTTCTCGGTGGAGCGGATCTTCTTCAGGCCGGCGCTGATCTGGCCGCTGCGACGAACCTCTTCGCCAACTTCGGTGACACGCTCATCGAGGGCTTCGATGTCCTTGCCCAGGCCGCGCATCTCGGACATGTAACGCTGAACTTCGGCGTCCTCCTCGGTTTCGAGGACGTCGCGGCCCTGCTCGCGGGCGACCAGCAGAACGGACTCCGCTTTGGTTTGCAGCTGCTCCCGGCGCTCGGCGAGCTTCGCGCGGCGCTGGATCAGCGACCGGAGGAACTCCTCCAGGCTGGACGAACCCAACGAGGGATCGTTTTCGAATTCGGACATTATGTTTGTTCCTTTTCACGGGACTGGGCCTGAAATGGTTTTCCGGCCATTCAACTTTCAGGGCGCGACGTGCCATCACGCAGTTCCATGCCGGAACCTAAAATTGATAGTAACCCTATGAATGTGGAATGCACTTTATTAGTGCAGCGTGTTGGATTATCTATTTGGAGCGTTTGAAGGTCGAAACGTAAGCTAAACCTTCACGCACATTGGTGATTGCGGGAATTCCGGCGTCGCCGTGAAGTTTGCGGAGGGCATCGGAAACAGTTCCGATACGAATCTCTTCCTCTTCCTCTTCGTCTTTGGTGTCGTCGGATTTGCATTCTTCGTCGTCGTCGGTTTCGGCGCGCTCCACCTGGTCGTCGGCTGCGCGGGGCTCAGCCTCCGGGTCGTCTTCGGCGCTTTTATCTTCGTCTTCGTCGTCGTCTTTCATCTCATCTTTGTGCGACGGATGTGTGGGATCGGATTCCTGCAACTTGCGGAGTTGCTTCTCCACAGCCGACTCCTCCTGCGAGGTTTCCGGCTTTTGGCGCAGCAAAGCGATTTGGCCGACAGCTTCGGCGAGCATGGAACGCATCGAATCCGATTCGGCTGCCCCATAGGCTTTGATGATGGTCGACTCGAGGGTCGCAACCAGGGTGACAGACAAGGCACTCTCCTCAGGATCAATCATTTTCTTTACGGGGCCGTCAGCGGACCCCTCGTTAGTGACGGCGGGCGCATCGTAGATACCGGCCCCCACGGCGCCGTCGTTGACGGCGCCATCCGTGCCAGTGTTGTCGAGGTTCGGTTCGACAAGGTTTGAGGCAATCATGTTGGCGGTCGGGTTTCCTGCCGCCCGCACATCCTGCTCGCCGGCCGCACGCCGCAACGCATTCACGGCCTGACGTAGCTCGGCGCGATCCACCTTTGAACGCAACTCGACCAGCTGGTCATCGGTCATGCGGGCCAAAGCCGCAACAGTGTGCTCGGTCAGCACTGCGTGCGTGTCAGGGTTCATGCCGTAGGACACAATTGAAACGTCGCCGCGCTGCAACGAAACCTCGGTGATCAGGCGGTGCGTGTACGAAGAATCCCACTTCTGATCCAGGACGCGGAAAGCGAACGACATTTCGTTGAGGTCACCGCGCCGCATCTTCGGGGCCACCCGCTGCACATCCGGGTCGGAATTGTCGAGGAGCGCCCGAACCTTCAAACCTTTATCGTCCACGGAAAGTTTCAGGGTGCCCGAAGTGGTGCGGGCCAGCATTAAACCCTCATGGTTGATCAAAAGTTGAACGTCGGGCATCCCCTTCAACGTTTTGTCGAATGCCTTAGGGTCGATTTGTTCGATCCAGCCGCCGCGCTCCACCCCGCCGTAGCAGTCATAGGGCTCATATGTTGCGGCGTAGCCCTCCAGGATGAACTGCCCCGACTTTGCGTCTTCCCGAATTTCCAGCCCCTGCGCCATCAGGCGCTGTTCGCGGACATCCAAAATTTTGGCGCGGCTACTCAACTCGATACTCGACATGAATTCAATACTCCTACGGGAATGCACAAAACGGCTGCATTGACACGGAAATTACCAATCCAAAACCCGAACCGGGTCACTGTTTTCGCCACCCGAAACCGTTTTGGATGGAACCTTCGGGGTGACTTTTTGAGGTTTCGGTTCGGTTTGCCCGGGCGTATCGGGGGCGCCGCCTTCAGTTCCCGGCCCAGAATGCGGAATGAAACCTAGCGGGGCCAAAGTGACTGGCTGCAAATAGGTGTCGCCGCCCTCGATGGGCTCCAACTCTTCATGGGCCCGAATCTCATTAGGTGACATCCACGCCGAATGCAACGCCTTGTCGTAAGCCTCGTAGCGGGCCACAATGTCGCCGCGAAGCATCGCGGAAAAGTCGAAACGAATGAACTGGCCGCGCGGAAGCAGATTGGAAAAAACGGATTCGATGCACGCCGTCCACGGGCGCAACGTGTGCGTGACGAAACCCAAATTTTGTTCCGAGATTCCACTCCCCCAGGAGGTGGATTTTTCTTGATCACCTAAAAGGTGCGGCGGCACACCGAACATCATCATGATTTCGGAACGCTGAAAGCTTCTCGTTGACAGGAATTGTGACTCTTCCGGGCTGACTGACAGGTTTGACCATTTCAGACCGCCGGTAAGGATCGCCGGCATCCTCCTGCCCTGATGCGACGAAATCCAGTTTTTCTGCTGGCGTTCAATTGCCGCCTCGTCCAAATGCTGATCTGTGGACAAAACACCAGACGGATTTGATGCTTCCCGAAAGTATCGGTAGCCGTACTCCTCAGCGGAAAGGGACAAACCGATAGCGGAAGCGGCCTGCTTGATGGGGCTCAACCCCCACGGCTCCCCCGGCATTGTGAACCTACGAATATGCACCATGTCGGCGGCGGGAACAGCTTCCCCCAAAACCCGGTAGATCGGGTCATACCACCGCAAAATGTCGGGGCGGCGTTCCAAAAACACTGCATCGGGATGCAAAGGCATCAAACCTGTGGGATAGCCCTGCCCGTCGCGCCCAGTGACCAGAAAAAACGAGTTGCCGCGCAACGCCATCCCCGCCACCATCGCCCACTTCAACTGATACAGGTCGAAACCTGGGGTGGGGTTGCGAACCAAAACTGGTTGGTTCGGCAACTCGACCGGGATGCCCCGAGAGTCCCGCCGATACGCCTTCCACGGCAGCGAAGCAATGGTGTCCGACAGCAACCTGACGCAGCCGTACACCGTCATCGAGGACATGGCCCTGTTGGCGCCAACAAAATCAGAAACAAACCCCTCCGACGGGGGCGGCACAAACGAGCTCGACGTCAATGTGCGCTGCTCAACCCCGCCTGCGGTGGGGCGAAATAGCCGATTCAGAATGGACATTTACTTACCCAAATCGGATGTGGCTACGCCCAGCAAAACCATAGCCAAACCGGCAACGATCAGTCCGACGGCCGGCGAGATCAGGAAACAGCCCACAGCGAGGGTGACAATGCCGGCGATTTCAAGGCCGGTTGAAAAAATTTCGCGGGCGTTGGAAGTTGGGAGGAGGGGCGGGGTCGCATGCGAGGC